GGTCGGTCGTGTCGGTCGCCGAGGCGCTATCGCCCGCGCCGGCGGTCGTGATCACGAACACCAGCGACAGGCGTTCGCCGGAACCGATGCGGTTCTTGATCGTGGGGTTGCCGCAGTCATACGAGCTGGCCGACACTTCGTCGGCGTCGGTGAAGGCCTGCGCCGAAGCGAGGCGGGCGAGGATGTCTAGAATCATGAGTCACTCTCCAACACAGAACGCGCCGAGCGCCGTCTTCGTGACGACGCTCGGCCAAAAAAGGGGTGAACGACGAACAGGCTCGGCGTCCCGCTAGACGACGACGTCCTCGGTGTTGAGCAGCGCGTCGGTGCGCCGCACCGGCGTGTCGCCGAACATCATCACGGTCTTCCCGGCGACGTTCTGGAACGTGACGCCGCCGCCGGCGCTCACCTGTTCCTTCGTCTGATGTCGCAGGTAGCGCCGGACCGTGCGGTTGACGTAGAACGCGCGCTTGCCGAGCTCGTTCGGAATCCGCTCTTCCGCGTCGGCGAAGAGCTCGAGCAGATCCGCCGCGTCGGAGGCGCTGCCGAGATTCGAGACGTCGATGTTCGCGATCCGCACGACGTAGCGCCAATCCTTGAGCGCGATGCCGCACTTCCACTGCCAGTGATCCCGATACGCGCGCATGAGCGCGCCCGTCACGCCGCCGGCATTCTCGACCGTCTCGAGGCCGAGGTCCTCGTGAAAGATGCCCGCGCGCGAGCCAGAGGGGTAGATGCCCGTGATGGTTTCCGGGTCCCACGCGATCAGGTACGCGGAGGTGTTGTCGGTCGAGCCGGTGCCGCCGGCGGCGATGATGTTGTCGGCATTGCCGGCCGACAGGCTCGAGTAGCGCGCGGCCAGGCCGATGAACTCCTCGGGCGCGGACGCCGACCCGTAGATGAGCGTCGACGCCATTTCCTGATTCATCGCCTCGAGGAACGCGCGCGCTTCCGACAGCCGCACGCCGCCCGCGTTGCCGCCGAGGTCCGCGAGGTCGCGATCGACCTGCGAATACGCCTCGAGCATCCCGCACTGCTCGTCGATCTGCGCGGTGCGCGACTTGCTGGTCAAGACGCCCTGGTTGAGCAGCCGCCAGAAGACGTCCGGCAGGCCCGTGCGCACCGTGGTGCGGTGCCCGGTGATGAGGTTGCCCTCCATGAAGGGCATGTCCTCGAGGATCTGGTTCGTCTGCGCGAGCAGTTCGATGATGCGCGCGACCTGGTCGTTCGGGTCGAGCCGCTTGGCGTAGTCGAGCAGCGTCATCGCGGTCGTCGCGATCGCCGCGGCGCTCGAGAGGCCCGTGGGGCTGGTGAGATGGAACGCGAACCCCGTCGCCTGCAGGAGCACGGCGACCAGGGCGGTCAAGAGCGCTTTGATAAGCATCGGTGTGTCTCTCTCTCTGAAAAGTCGGCGCTACGCGGGTGTCCGGGCCGACGACTTGAACAGCACGTCCTCCGTCGCCAGGCGTTCGCCTGCCGGCGGCTGCGCGCCCCCCAGGTTCGGGCGGTCCTCACCCATCGCTTTGCCGATGCGGGACAGCAACAACACCAACGGGGGGTAGTCGCCGTATCCGTTCTTGTTCATGACGGCGCGGAGCTGCGCCCCTTCCGGCATCGACGCCGGCAGGAAGCGATCGAGCGCGCGGAGCGCGCGCTCTTGCGCGGCCGCGAGGTGCGCTCCGCCAATTTCCGGGTGTCGCGCGAGCTCGGTGCGGAACGCCTGCTTCTGAGCCACGAGGCTCGTGTTCAGTTCGGTCAGCGCGGCCTGCGCCTGGTCGTTCGTCCAGCCCTTCTCCTTCGCCAGCGCGGCGACGGTGTCCAGGTCGGCTTGATCGACGGCGCCGTCGGCCGGCAGCGTGAGCGCGTAGGTCCCCGGTGGGGCCGGCGGCGCGGGCGGCGCCGGTGGGGCCGGAGGTGGTGCGGGAGGGTCGCCTACTGGCGGTACCGCCGGTGCGGGCGCCGGCGCGGGGGCCGGGGCTGGAGCGGGCGGGGCTGCAGGCGCCGGCGCTGCTGGGGCGCCGGGGGCCGCGGGCACCGGAGCGGGTGGGCTCGGTGGCGCTGCTGCTGTCGTCATGTGTGTGTCTCCGTGGGTGTCGTGGAACGTTCCTTCCGCCGGGTTTTCCCGACGCACTCCGCGCGCTTCAGCGCTTCGTGCTGCATCTGCAGGAAGAGCTGCGGGTGTTGCTGCGTGAAGGCCCACCACTTGAGCATCCGGTTCCGGACGCCGAGCTTTTGGACCTCCGCCGTGTCGATGTGCTCGAAGAGAAACCCGTCGCCGAAGATCTCCTCCCAGAGAAACTGCCGGCCCTCATACGTCGAGAGCTGGTGCCGCCAGCGCGTCGCCTGCGCGCGGGCCTCGTCGCGCGCCGAGCGCCGCCCATAGGCGACCTGGTCGGGATCCGCCGCGTTCGTCTGGATCGGCTCCTCGATCACGGGACCCTCCGCCGCCGCAGCCGCCGCGCCACGCGCTGCGCCATCTCCGCACGAATCGCGGGTTCGCCCCGGCCGCGCCAGTACTGCTCGCGGTCATGCGCGGCGAGAATCGGGTCGGCGGGCGGCGTGAGGGCCTCGGTATAGGCCCCCACGTCGCGTCCGCTGACCTGGCCGTGCGGCCTCATGCCGCGGCTCCCGCGACCAGGTCGTCGAGCGCGGTCGACTGGCCGCCGCGTGTCGGCGTCTGCCCGAGCGCGTGCGCGCCCTGGCCGAGGGTCTTGAGCTGCTCCGCCGCGGCCGCCTGCGCCTGCGCCTGCTGCCGCGCGGCGAGCCGCGCCTCGGCCTCTTCGTCACTGCGCACGATGTTGGGTTGGATGCCGAGCGTGTCGCCGTAGACGTCGACGACCTGCAGCGCGTTGACCTTCTCGAGGCTCTCGGGGAACGTCTCCGCCAGGCCGATGACCGTTGTCAGGAACCGGTCGAGGCTCGCCACGCCGGCGGCCTTCTGCGCCTGCGACATGATCGACAGGTATTCGATTTTCAGGTCGAGGCCGACGAGCTCCTCGGGCGGCTCGGGGATCGCGCCGGCGGCGAGGAGGATGTCGAACCCGCGATCGATCATCGGGTCGAGCAGCTCGTCGTTGAACCGCTCCGTGACCGGCCCGAGCACGACGAGCTTCTCTTGCTGCCGCACGCGCACCTCTTCCGCGGTGTACGGCTGAGTGGTGTCGCTCATCGCGAGCATGAGGAAGAGATCGACGAAGAACATGCGGTCGATGCGCTCGCGCACCTCGGCCATGTCCTCCTTGAGCTCCCGGAGGCCGTCGAGGCGCAGCTCGTGAATCGGCGACAACCCCGCTCGGCTGTCGAGCGCGTCGGTGTACGTGATGTCCGCCGGGTTGAGACTGACCTTCTGGTTGCGCAGATTCGGCGGCGCCTTGAGCGGCGGGTCGATGGCCTTGTCGAGGGCGCGCGCCTTTTTCTTCTGCATGAACTGCAGTTGCTTGGCGTCGCCGAGGGCGTCGATGCCAGGGCTGGCCGTGCCGTACGTGTCCTCGCCGGTCACGCCCCACCGCGGCACGAACACGGGGAACGAGCGGAAGCCGCTCTCGCGCAGAAACCCGTCGCGCCCCTCGAAATCCTGTTCGGTGCGGCCCGTCTCGAAGTGACACGACTTCCACCGCATCGCGTACTTCGCCTCGAGGCGCTCCGGGTCGTAGATGTCGTTCGGGGCGACGTACCACGTCACCTCGACGGCAGTCTCGAGGTGGCCGTTGTCGTAAAGCGACTTGACCGTCTCCGAGAACCGCGTCCAGTCGATCGGGCCGCGCGGATGGTCCGGGCGCCCGAACTCCTGGATCAACTGCCGCACCGTGCGCCGGTAGGTGTAGACGAAGGTCGTGACGACGTTGCGCGCGTCGAGGCCGACGGCGTAGCTGCCGACCGGGTAGTTGTAGACCCGGAGCACGTCCTCGTCGTCCTCGAGCATCGCCATCGCGCCGGTCGCGAAGATGCCCGTGTCGTGGTAGAGGACCGGCAGGCCGTTGTACAGGTTCGAGCGGAGAAAGACCGTGTGCAGCCGGTGCGTGACGGTGTGGAGCCACTGTTTGACCGGTCCGCGCTCGGCGAGCTCCGGATCGCCGATCGTCACGCGGAACCAGGGCTTGGCCGGCGACGTGATGCCGCCGTGCATCCCGGACTCGAGCGTCCGGGCCGCGAAGACCGGTTCCGAGTCGATGATGCGCTGCGACCGGCGGTCGCCGCGGTTCCGCTCGGACGTCGTGAACCGCGCGCGCACCGGCGTGAAATGCTCGGCGAGGTCCTGGTAGTGCGCATCGAACGAGCTGCGCTCCTGGATGAGCGCGGCCGCGATCGATTCGTACTGCTGGCGGCGGGTGTTGCCGCTCAGCGTGCCGGGGACGTCCGCCATTAGTAGCCACCTCCGTCCAGTGCCGGCGTCTTCGGTGCGGACAGGGCCAGGCGCGTGCGCGTCGTGCCGAGGCGTGGCGTCGGTTTCTTCGTGACGGCGCCGGGCCGGGCCGCGCCCATCCCCGCGGCGCGGGCTCGGGCCCGGGCGAGGAGTGGTGCGAGGAAGCCCCCGACCCCGCCGGCGGCCGGCGCGTCCGGATCGCGCGGCGCGGAGACGTCGCCCTCGCGCACCGTGCCCCCGGGGATCCGCATGCCGGGGAGCGCGGCGCGCCCGGGTCCCGCGACGGCGCCAAACATGCCCGCGAACCCGCGACCGCTGAGGCCCATCAGGCGGTCACCCGCTTTTCCCAAATCGTCTCGAGCGGCCGATAGCCCTGGCGCTCGTAGAAGTGGCCGACCGTCGACCCCGCCGGCTCGATCATGTGAATCGCCCACGCGTCACGCGTCCGCGCCCACGTCTCGAACGCCTGGAAGAGCACGACCGCCGCGCGGCTGCCGCGGTGCTCCGGCTCCATCCACCAGGCCACCTCGGCGACCGTCACGAGGCCGGTGATCGGGTTGGGCGTCGACCACCCGAGCAGCATCCCAACGATCGCGTCCGTCTCGGCGATCGCGGCGAAGCCCTGGCGGATGACGGTGCCGACCACGGCCGACACCTGCGCTGGGTTCGGCGCGACGTTCGGGTACGGGCCCTCGACGAGAAACCGCACGCCCATGCGCACCATCGCCGGCTCGTCCTCGAGGGTGGCGAGGCGGACGCTCGGGATCCGGCGCGGCGGGGACTGACAGTCGCCACGGCCGCAGAAGGGCGTGCGGATGGCGGGCGTGCACTGACACATCAGCCGCGGGCCTCCGGCCACTGCGAGGCGACGACCGACGCGAGGGAGAGCGTCGCGATCGCCAGCAGGATGCAAATCGTGGTCACGGCTGGCCCTCCGCCCTGGGACGCGGCACACCCTGCGCCACCGGACCGACCGGCACGATCTCGTCGTACCGCCGCGCGACCTCGCGTACCGTGAAGTAGTCGGGCGAGTACTCCGTGACGACGTACGTCAGCTCGACCCCGCGCGCGAGGGTCCGGAGGATCCTCATCGCTCGGGCTCCGGATACTCCTCGCGCACCGCTGCGCGCCGCCGGCGCGCCTCGTCGGTCACGTCCTGGAGCGTCGGCACGTCCGGCGGCGTCCCGAAGATCCGGGCGCCGAAGAGCAGCCAGCCGATCCGCCCGAAGAAGCCCAGGCGCAGAAAGGTCGAGAGCGCCTGCGTGAGCGTGCGCAGCGCGGCCTGGTGCGCCTGCACGCCCGCGCGCACCTTCCGCGACGACAAGGGACGCCCGGTCGCCGACACGAGCGCGCTCATGCCTTGCGCACCTGCGCGCCCTTGGTGGGCTTGACGAGCGCGAACTTCACCGGGTCGGCGGTGTCTTCCGCCGCCGTGAGCGCCGCGACGACCACGTCGCGCTCGACGCCGGCGGCCACGAGCTCCTCGATGAGCGTGTCCTGGTTGAGGGTCGTCCGGCCCTTCTGCTCGTGATGAATCACGTCGTAGCCGTTGCACGTCACGAGCTCGCCCTTGCCGAGGCCCGCCTTCACGAGCAGCGCGTCGATGAGCGCCCGGCACGCCTTCTCCTGCTCGAGGTCGTCCTTCGTAACCTGCGCGACGACCTTCTCGAGCCGGCGCTGACGACGGACGAGCGTCGGGAGCTCCGCGAGGGCCGCATGCGCCTGGTACGTGCCGGTGTTCACGCGGGCACTCCCGTCAGCTGCACCTTGCGGATCGGGAACGACTCGCCGGCCCGCGTCGCCAGGCGGATGAACGCCCGGGCCGCATAGTTCGGGCGACCGACCGTCACGCGCGCCTCGAAACTGTCTGGGTCCGGTCGACGACCGAGGTGGCGATACCGCACCCGCGTCGCCTTCACCGTCAGGCGGTCGCTCAGATACACCGTGGCGGACCGCGCGCCGGTACGCGCGAGTGTCGACAGGGCCTTACTGAGAGCGGTCGTGGTCGTCATGCGCGTACTCCGTCCGTGATCGCCTGCCCGTCGGCGCGGCGGCGCAGGTGCCCGAGCAGCTGCGCGGGCATGTCCGGCAGCATGTAGGTGAGCGCGAGGCCGTCGCCGAGGTCCGGCGATCGCCCGAGGCGCTTCTTGATGTGGTCCTTCTCTTCGAGCATGAATTGCCCGTCGTGGAAGGTGTAGGTCGGGGTCGTGAGCTCGGCGATCAGGTGGTCCGCGTGTTCGCCCGTCGGTGGGAGCGCGACGCCGGCCTTGATGGCCTTCGCCATCGCTATCCAGCCCTCGGCGCGGCGGTTCCGGTACCGGGGATCGACGGCCTTGCCCGCGAAGTCCACCGCGTGCGGCGACTGCCCCGCGGTCAGCAGGTTGTCGACCACGCCGTTGCCCCAGGCGAACGAGTTGTCGATGAGCTCGAGCTCCGAGCCCCACCGCTGCTTCGCCATCATCACGCGCGCCACGATCTGGTTCGTGTTGGCGCCGCGCATGACGACGGGGTTGAACACTTGCAGCCCTTGCCGCGGGAACAGCACCGTGCGGTCGTCGCCGAACCGGGCGACGTCGACGCCGATGCGCTTCTGGATGTGGCTGTAAAGGGTGTGGTCGAGCACGCGCGCCATCGCCTTCTCGACGTCGTCGATGCCGAGGAGCGCGTTGATGGATTGCGGCGGGAACTGCCCGAGGATGTAGGACTTGACCCACGGGTTGTCGCGGCCGTAGGTCGCAATCTGCTCGCGCGCCCACGCGGCCGGCGTCTGTTGGCCCTCGGCCACGACCGCGACGCGGGGATTGTGGACCCAGGCCTTCGGGTCGTCCGGATCGCCGGTGACGCGGATGATGAGCCACTGCGAACGCAACCGGTTCGCGGCCTCGTGCAGCATGCCCTCGAGGGAGATCGGGTTCCCGCCCTGCAGAATCAGCCCGAAGTGCGCGGCCTGGCCGATCGCCTGCTCCGCCGCGCGGAGAATCGTCGGGGGAATCGAGCCGCTCTCGTCGACCAGGACGAGCACGTTGGCGCCGTGGAGCCCGGAGAACGTGCGCCCCTGCTCTTCCGCGCTGCCGGACTTGGGCCAGGTGCGCGCCGACAGAAACCACGTGGCCGGGTGGTCGTTCGCCACGATGCGGTCGGCCGACCAGGTGAACGCGGTCCGCATGTACTCCGAGTGGGCCTGCCACTTCGCCAGCTCTTTCCACAGGTTGTCGCGGAGGTTGTCCTTCGTGATGGAGGTCGCGAGGCCGTTCGGGTGCTCGCCGGGCGTGCACTGGGTCCCGAGGAAATACAGGCCGGTCCACGCTTCCGCGGTCGTCTTGCCCGGGCCCGCGCAGGCCTGCAAGCTGATGCGGCGCACCGTCGGGTCACAGACGGCGATGAGCGTCTGTTCCTGCCACGGGTCCGGCGTGGCGCCGAACTGCTCCTGGACGTAGCGACACGCGCCGTAGGGCGGCTCGCGGTAGCTCGCGATCTTGGCGGCGGCGAGCTGCGCGTCACCCACGAGCAGCCCCAGGAGGAGCGTCGCGATCACGCGCCTCACTCGTCACCGGCCTCGGCGTCATCGTCCGGCACGGTGCCGGCGACAATCTGCTCGAGCGTCAGACGCCCGGAGTGCGCCACGGGCGTAGTGGTCTTGCCGGCGACGCGGTCGAGGATGTGCATCAGCAGCTTCGAATCGATCGCGCCCGAGACGATGTCCGTGACGAGGCGCGTCTTGAACTTCGGGTTCGTGAACGCCCGCTCGAGCACGTCCGTAAAGAAGGCTTTGACCGTGGCCGTCGATTTGTTTGGCGTCCCAGCCGTGCGGCCGCCCGTCTTCGCGCGCAACGTCTTCGAACGCTACGGCGTGCGACGTCGCGGTCGTGGCTACTAATGCGGGGGGTGGACTAGAAGTACGGCGAGCGCCGATTGCGAAGCATCGACGCGACGTCTTCCTCACACGCCACCGCCATGATGTAGTCGGCCACACGACGGGCCTGAGCGACTCGCTCCTCGAAGCCATGCGCGTCCGGTTCCCTGCGCGCTAGGTTGAGGAAATCGGCCCACGCGTGCAGCTCCTTGGCGAGGTCGCGACAGCGCGCTCTGGTCATGGTGTCCCCGTCTCCCCTTCCGGCGGCTCGGGCGGCCGCCAGTCCTTCCCGACCTTCACCGCGCCGCACGGGCACCGCTTCACCACCTGGCCACCCTCGCGCCTGATGACCTGGCCGTGCCGCCGGATGTCCTTCCCGCACCACGGGCACCGACAGGGGCACGCCACGCGCGTCACCGCCGCGCAATCCCGAGCTCCGCCAACGTCCGCCCCACCCGGGCGAGCTCGCGCTCGAATTGGTCGACGTCGAGCTGCTCGAGCGTCGGCCAGTCCCGCCCGCAGTCCGTACACTGCCGGCGCCGCCGATACTTCCCGTCGGGGTGCGCGGGTTGCCACGACCGGTAGACTGCGGAGGTCGACCCGCCGCACCAGGGACATTCAGGTTTGAGCACGTCGGACGCCCGACGTCGCATCTGCCGCCGCTCGGATGTCCCGGGCGGCGGGCCGAACGCCTGCCGCCTGCGCGCCTCGCCGCGGCGATCCTCCGCCTGGCCTGTGTTACCGGGGGTCGCACTCGGGGTCGTGCCCTGGCGGGCCGCCTGGCTCGCCGGCGGGGGGGTGTGGGGCGCAGCCACGGGTGTCTATTTCCGTCTACTTTAGAACCCGGATCCGGGCTGCGGACCGCGGCGCCGCGCCTCGAAGATCTGCTCCGCCGAACCGACGAGCTGGACCCAATCGATCTTGCAATACGGCTCGCCCGCTTTCGCCCGCCCCCACATCGCGTGGGCCAGGGCGCGCCACTGTTCAGTGGTCGCGGGAGTATCTCGTTCAGCGCGAGGGGGTTGGGGGGACACCACCGGTGCCGGCGATCAGATTATCGGTGGAGTGATCGCGACACGCTAGGTGAATCGACCGAGACGGGACGGGATGGGCGTCGGCGGCGGCGCGCAACCGACGCCCATCGTAGGCCCTACACCTCGTTGTTGTTGACCGGCGGGTCGCTCGGCGGCGGTGGCTGCGTCACCGGGACCTGGTTGGCCAGGACCGCCTGCGCGATGAGCTGCTGCTGCGTCTCCAGTTTGGCCGCGAGATCCAGCAGCTCGGCGAGGTTGTCGACATTGTCGCGAATCAACTGCCCCAGACCCGTGGTCAACGTGATCAAGCTCGCGACCGCAGACCCCGTCTCTTCGACTTCCCGCGTCAGATCGTCTAGTTCCTTCATCGTGCGTTCTCCCTGTTTGAGTAACCGATTAAGTCTCCCGTTGACCTCCACGAGCTCGAGCGCGATCGCCGCCAGGTTCCGTTGTCCCGCGATCATCGCTTTGAAAATCCCCATATCTACCCTTCCGGACCATCAGCGCCGCGCTGCGCCGCCTCAAACAACTCCCGCAACGGCCCCCGCCAGTAGAACTTGCGCCGCGGCCAGTCCTCGGGCAGCGGTGGGAACCCGTCCCCCTCGACCCCCTCGCCCAGGGCCCACCGAATGACGTCCGCGAGCCGCTGGTTCTTTTGGCTGAGGCGCTCGAGCTCCGCCCGGAGCGGCTCGACGATGGCCACCCGCGCGGCTTGCCGCTCGGCGAGCTGCTGCGTGTCGAGCGCGTCCGCCGCGTCGATCGCGGCGTCGACCTGCGCGCCCACGCGCTCGGTGCGTGTCTCCGTCATCGCCCCTCCAACTCCGCCAACGCGTAGTCCCGCGCTCTCGTCAGGTGGGCCATCGCCGCGCCGTCGTCGTGGGTGTGATCCGGGTGGAGCTCCCGCGCGCGGGCCCGATACGCCGCCTTCACGTCCTCGATCGACCCGCGCCACTCGCGTACACCAAAGAGCACCAGGCGCCAATCGGCCGCGGTGTCGGCCGGCAGGGCCTTGTAGCCGGCGAGCGCCTGCTCGAGGGAGCCGACGCCGTAGCGATCGATCCGCCGGAGCGCGTCGAGATGCGCGGCCAGCCCCGCGATGTTGTCGGCGACCCGTGTGAACGAGTCGCACGCGAGCACCGTCGCGCGTCCCTTGACCCCGAAGTACACCGCGGCCCCAGGGTCCGCTGGGTTCGTGTCGCCGCGCGGGATGCCCCGCATATTGATCGGCACATTGGTCGAGAGCACTGGGTTCGTCCCCCCGATGAAATCGACTTGCCGCTCGAGTCGCTCGGTGGCCACTTCCATCGACACCGCTGTGATGCGCTTCTGCACGCCCTGGTCGCCACGGTCACGCGTCATCGAGAAGTTCGCGACCTTGCGCTGGCCGTACCGTTTCCGTGGCCAGCCCAGCGGCCACTGGAGCGGGAACCGTGTGACGGCGACCTCGGTCACACCACGCCCTTGAGCGCGATCGCCGCGTTCGCCGTCATGACCGCCTCGCGCAGGAGCCGCAGCGCCGCCTGCTGGTCCGCGCACGGCGGTACGTGCTCGAGGATGGTGTTCGCGAG